CGGTCTCTCTCGACACGGTGAAGCGCATGGCGCAGTTCGCGCGCCACAAGAAGAACTCCAAGATCGATCCTAAGTACCGCGGCACCCCGTGGAAAGACGCAGGGTATGTATCTTGGTTAGGGTGGGGTGGGGACACCGGTGTGAACTGGGCCAAACGGATATCTGAGCGTGAGACCGAAAAGTCCTTCGGCAAATCGAACGGAGCGCGATCGCTTTACGCTTACCGTCCGCTCCTGAATGCAGAGGACGTGATCAGTCACTACAAGGCACAGGGCGTTTCGACGATGCTCCTGCCGGATGACATGCATGTCACAATCGCCTACTCCAAAGATCCGATCCTCTGGCAAGACGGGGATATTGGGTACCTAGAGAACTTGCGCGTGGATTCGGGCGCACGAATGCACCAGATCCTAGGTGGAAAAGCGTTTACGCTGAGTTTTGATGCACCTAGCTTGGTTGAAAACTGGGTCCATTTCCGCCGGATTGGAGCCGGATATGACTACCCTTCATATCAGCCGCACGTCACTTTGACGTACAATGCGCCCGCAGAAGATCTTATTCCATATTCCGGACCACTGATCTTCGGTCCTATCCAGATGGAAGAGATCGATCCACCTGAAACCATAATGGAGAAACGCCAAGTCGGTGACGACCTGTTTACTACGGCGGCTGAAGCTCGTGCAGCATCTCATGGCATGGGTCTACAAGGAACGATCCATGTTTTTGACACGGAAGATGGCGCTTTTTATATGCCGGGGGATACTCACGACGATTACCTCTCCGCAAAGAAACGCATGGCCGGAATTGAGTCGGAAGACGACGAAGTTTCCGAGATCGATGACGCTATTGAGCGGGTGGTGAGGACGGTTATGGATTCTGTACTCGCAAAGTCTTTCACTATCGAAGCAGATGTTGTAAAAGCGGAACAGCAAATCGCATACGGATGGGCGTCAGTTGTGTCTATTGATGGAAAAGAGCTTGTCGACAAGCAGGGACACGTCATAACGTCGGCAGAGATGGAAAAGATGGCAAACAGCTTCATGATGTCACAAAGAGTGGCCAAGGAGATGCACACGGGAGGTTCCGTGGGCGAAGTTATCCATTCCATGCCGATCACAAAGCAACTGATGGAAACCCTGAACCTCAAAGGCGATACCGAGGGGTGGCTCATCGGTGTGAAGATCAAAGACCCCGAAGTCTGGAAGCGCGTCAAAGACGGCACGCTGAAGGCATTTTCCATCGGTGGAAAAGGGGTTCTGACTGATGTATAACCGCGACATTCGAAAGGGACTGACATGCCGGAAAGCCTGAGCGACATCGTCCTGGAAGAAATTTCATTCGTCGATAATCCGGCGAACCAGGAGGCAAACATCCTCCTGTTCAAGAGGTCCGCTTCGGACGTCCAACCAAAGGAGGCCAAGATGGCTGACAAAATGACTCCGGAGCAAGAGGCCCGGATGAAAGCATACATGGACAAAGGTTACGGTGAGGACAAAGCCCGTGAAATGGCGATGACCAAGTCGGCCCAAGGTCTGGTCGAAGAGATCGAAACGCTCACCGCGACAAACGAAGACCTGACCAAGTCTTTCGATGAGGCATCGGAAAAGCTGATGAACATCGAAATGGCACTCGAGAAGGCGGGCATCAGCCTGACCGAAGAGGGTTCGATCAAGAAGAGCGCCGACCCCGAGTATGTCGAGGTGGACGGCGAACGTGTCGAGAAGTCGGCAATCCCGGCGCCGCTCCTGAAGCGTATGGAAGCTGACAGCCAGCGCATTGCCGCTCTGGAGAAGCGCGACAATGAGGTCAAGCTGGCCAAGCGGGCGAAGGACGAGCTTCCCCACCTCGCCGGCACAGACCTGCAGAAGGGCCAGCTTCTTGAAGCCGTCGAGAAAACGGAAGGCTCCGAAGATCTCATGCGCGCTTTGAAGGCAGCGGACGCCGCTGTCGCCAAGATGTTCGATGAAGTCGGAAAAGGTCATGATGACGCCGATGACACCGGGCCCAGTGCCACCCTCGAAAAGATGGTGTCCGACTACGCTTCGGAGAACAAGGTTCCGCGCGAATCTGCGTTCGTCGAGGTTACCCGCAAAGGCGAAGGCCGGGAACTGTACAAGCAGGTCCGGTCCGAGCGTAGCAACTAAGGAGGCCGACCGATGGCTTACACACTTACGGGTCAGTGCGTGACCCTTGAAGCTGGCCAGGATCTGTCCTCCAGCCAATACTTCTTCGTCGCTGTCGCAGCGGATGGTCAGGTTGACCCCGCCGGTGATGGGGCTTTCGCTGAAGGGGTTCTCCAGAATGATCCGGATGCTGCAGGTAAAGCTGCAAGCGTTCAGATCGACGGCATCTCCAAGGTCACCGCTGCAGGCGCGATCTCTGTTGGTGATGCTGTTTCGTCCGCGGCCTCGGGTAAAGCCAACACGGCTGCTTCCGGTGACGTGATCCTTGGAACTGCGCTGGAAGCGGCGACGGCAGATGGCGATGTCATCTCTGTTCTGCTGAAAACGCGATAATTAGGGGGCTCTGAAAATGCCGAATCCTACCCAAACCAGCGTCCATGTGGATCAGCCGCTCACGGACGTATCTGTTGCATTTCTTCAGAATGCATCGAACTTCGTTTCGCGGCGCGTATTTCCGATCGTTCGCTCCGACAAGGCGTCCAACGTCTACTACGAATACGACCGTGGAGATTTCAACCGGGACGAAGCGCAGAAGCGTGCCCCTGGTACAGAATCCGCCGGTGGTGGTTATCGCCTGAAGACGAACAACTTCAACTGCGAAGTGTTTGCTTTTCACAAGGATATTCCGTGGCAGATCGAAGCGAATGCGGATGAGGTCATCGACCTTGAGAACGACGCAGCTCAATTCGTGGCGCACAAGATGCTCATCAAACAGGAGAAGAAGTTCGCTTCGGACTACCTGACAACGGGCACCTGGTCCACCGACGTCACCGGTACCGCATCAAGCCCCGGCGCCGGTGAGGTCATCCAGTGGAATGATGACTCTGCTGATCCGATCCGGAACATCCGGGATGCGATTTCTGATATCGAAGAATCGACCGGCTACACGCCTAACGTCCTGACGCTGGGCAAGCCCGTCTTCGATGCTCTGGAAGACCATCCGGATATCGTGGACCGCATCAAGTACTCGGGCATGACCGACCGCAGCGGCTCTCCTGCTCGCGTCAACGAGCGTACCCTCGCACAGCTCTTCGGACTGGATGAGATCCTCGTGATGCGTGCGATCGAGAACACCGCCAAGGAAGGCCAGACCAACTCGAGTTCCTTCATTGCCGGTAAGAACGCTCTGCTGACCCACCGCGCGGCCAACCCGACACGGATGACACCGTCGGCGGGTTACACGTTCACTTGGACTGGCTACGTCGAAGGTATGAACGACCTCGGCTTCGCCACTTCGCGCTTCGACATGGAATGGCTCAAGTCGACCCGTGTTGAAGGTGAATGTGCGTTCGACCAGAAGCTGGTCTCGGCCGACATGGGCTATTTCTGGAGCGGCATCGTCGCGTAAGCGTCGGCCCTCTGGGAACAGAATCTTAGGCCCGCCGTATCTCCACGGTGGGCCTTTTTCATAGGAGAAGAAAATGTCCCGATACCCACTTCCGCGTCAATTTGATCCGAAGAAACCGCTCGAGGTCCGCGTATGGTTCCGTTGGGCCGGCCGAGACTATGAACCGGGTCAACCTTTCGACTGGCGCAGCAAAGGCATTTCCGTTCGCCGTGTTCGGCAGATGTTTGATGCGGGAAAAATCAAAGATGCCCAGTTCGACATCGAAGATGTGGNTGACGAAACCCCCGATCCGGTTGACGAAACCCCCGATCCGGTTGATTTTGATCTCGATTTCGCTGATGGGCTAGATGAGATTTATAACCTGAAAGACCTAAAAAAGATCGCTGAGTCCGAGGGTGCGCCGACCAAGCGGGGTATCAAAGAGCAACGGGACGCGATTCGGGCGCATCGAGATTCCAGCAATGGATGACGTGACCCAGGTCGAGCAGCTCAAGTACGAGCGGATGTGGGATCTGGATGACTACCGGACCTACAGCCCCGGCGAAAAAGCGCTCTCTGCGGTACTCTCTGTTCTCAAAGAGGGTACAACCCTCGGAGACTTCGGGTGCGGCACTGGGCGCGCTGCACAGGGACTGCAGGCACGCGGATTCGATGTCACCGGCATCGACTTCGCAGCCAACTGCCTAGACCCGGAGGTCAACATCCCGTTCGAGCAGCACTGTTTATGGGAACTTCCCTCTGACATGCTGTTCGACGTAGGGTATTGCACCGATGTGATGGAGCATATTCCGCCGCGGAAGGTACATGCCACGCTCAAGTGCATCTCCGGTGCCACCCGGCTGGGTTGCTTCTTCCAGATCGCCACCTTCAAGGACAAATTTGGAGGCAAGATCGGGGAGCCGTTGCACTTGTCCGTCCAGCCGGCAGAGGTCTGGGAGTCGGTCTTGATGAAGCACTGGCCTCACGTCAAGATGCTTCGCGGAGGACGTGACGCGCGCTTCTGGGTTTCGCACTGACTAGCGTTTCACGGAGTTTTGCGGTATGAATGAAGTTGATGCATAGGAAAGCGTTATGACCTGGAGCTACGATCCAACCAATATCGGGACTGCGGACGAATCCGAACGGTTGGATTCTGTTCGATCCTTGATTCAGGACACGGATACCCAAGCGCAGCAGCTGCAGGACGAGGAGATACTGTTTCACTTGTCTCAGTCGTCCGATGACATCTATCTGGCAGCTGCGATCGCATGCGAGTCCCTTGCACTGAAATACGCAAGGTATGGCAACACCTCCATCGACAACGGGGGTATCGATGTCGACTTCAACGAGGTGGCAAAGAGCTACCGCGTCATGGCCAGTCAGATGCGCAAGCAGAGCCAGAAGTCAGGGATATTGGGTATCGGTATTCCGCGCGCAGGAGGTATCTCCAAGGACGCAATGAAGACCGTGTACCAGAACGAAGATCGAGTGGACCCGTCTTTCCGTCAGCGCCAATTCCGAAACCCACCGGCGATTTCGTCGGAGGACGATGATGATAGGATTCGATGATGCAACGCATTTACAGTGAAGTACCTCGTTATCTTGAAGGGGAAACCGTCATCGTAATCGGTGGCGGGCCGTCGCTTGTCGACTTCGACTTTGACACTCTGGGGGGTTTCAACATGATCGGGGCCAATGACGCCGGCCTCCTGACCAAAGCCCAGACGGTCATCACCCTCGACCGGAACTATTACCGGAACCGGCTGAAGGAGATGACCAAGAAAGCCCGGGAAGGGCGTATGGTGTACGCGGCGCTCCCGGCCGATCTGCCCCCGGACACGAAATTTCCCGATGAAATCGTCCAGCTCCAGTTCAAGCGCGGTCGAGGGTTGGCCCAGAACCCGAAGATGATCTACGGGCTCAACTCCGGCTTTGCGGCGCTGAATGTTGCGTATCTCTCCGGAGCGAAAGACATTCGCCTGATCGGGTTCGACTTCAAGTTCAATCCCGATCAGCCGCACTGGCACAAAGAGTATTCATGGTACACGCAGAAGAACGATCGCCAGATCCAGAGATGGGCGAAAGACTTTGAGCTGACGCTTCCGCAACTGGAAGCGGCCGGCGCCCGGGTCACCAATTATGTGGGCCCAGAAGGATCGGCCATCACGGCATACAAAACACGACCTCTGGAGGATGTTACAAAGTGAACATGGGTCAGGTTCTTCAGGATAGCGCGGCGCAGCTGTTCCGTCTGCATGGGTATCAGGTGAAACTGTCCCGTCCGACGGACAGCAACGGCGCGACCTATGACCCGGCCACGGGTGGGATGGTCAATCCAGATACTCCAGAACCATTGAAGTGGAACGCCGTGGGGTTCTTCACGAACTATCGTGTGGATGACATAAGTGACACCTCGATCAAGACGGATGACAGGAAGCTGCTCCTGCAGGCNAAGGGGCTGGTGCGACCGCCGGAGATCAACGACCTCGTCGATTCCGAGGTGACGATCCTGAACGTCGAGAAGGTCCGCTCGGGGGCGACGATCACTCACTATGTGTGCCAGACGAGGGGCTGACCGATGGTTCAGATGCGCGTTGTCACGAAACTCAGCGGAGTTGACCAGGTCATCCGGGATTTCCCGGATCAGGTCGACCAGATCAAGCGTGACGTGCTGGAGGAGATGGCGAAAGAGGTCGCACTGAACAGCCCGGTCTGGGGCGGGGATTATGTCACGAACCACCAGATAGGTCTGCGCAGCGGGTCGTTCACTGCATCGAAGACCGGAACACCTTTCCCTCCCCGCTTGTCCGAAAGCGAGGCTGAAACGAAACGCCAAGAAGGCTACGAGAGTTTGCTCCGGGACATTTCGGCCATCAATATCAAGTCCGAGAACTTCGTTATACGGAACCGGATGACGTATGCAGGCATCGTTGAAGGGAACTATGGCGTCTATGCACAGGCACGGAAATCAGCAGCAATCGCAGTCCGGGAAGCAGTTGAGCGGGCACGGAGGACTGGCAGATGAGCGTGATTTACGACGACATTCGGGAAGCGTTGGACTCAGCTCTTGCTGGATTGTCTGGCTTGCCAGAAGTATTCTTTCGGAATGCGCCCGAGGAGGACTCAACTCCGACCCCCTACCTGTCGACCCGCATCTTTTTCACATCACGCCGGCCCGCCACTCGGGGTCCAAACCCCCAGCATCGCTACGAGGGGATTTACCGGATCATAATCTGCGTCCCGAAGCGTTCTGGTACAGGTCAGGCTCTCAGGTACGCTGAGATATTGACCCAGGCATTCGACGGATCAACAGACATCGACGGAGCGACGAAAACCGTCTCGATCGACTTCACGGAACTCGCATCGGACTTCGAACAAGATCCCTACTGGTGTATTCCCGTTGATGTGAATTGGTACATCTACGACCGGTGATTGTCTTGGACTGAACATGCGTGTACTATTTCAACCGAAACTGAAACCATTGAGGTGACAACATGACATTCTCTCAAGGCTCAAGAAGTTCCCTCACCTATGGGGTTCAGAGCGACTTCACCACTCCGGCCTCTTCGAATTTCACCAACATTCCGATCAAGACGCACTCTCTTGATCTGACAAAAGAGCGACTCGAAGGCGCGGATATCCAAGAGGACCGCATGCCGCGTGTTGATCGACACGGGAACCGGAGTAATGTCGGAAGCATCGAAGTCGACCTTCGGAAGGGCGATTATGACGACCTGATCGAATGCGCGATGCTCAACCCATTCGGGTCGAACAACGAGGTGACAATCGGCACGACACCGCAGTTCCTTACGATCGAGGATGCGGCCAACGATGTCGCCCAGTTCCGTCTGTTCACGGGCATGACACCCAACACAATGGAGATGTCGATTGCCCCAAACCAGATGGTCCAGACGACGTTCGGCATGATCGGCCGCAACATGGAGCAGAACCAGACTTCAAGTGCTGGCACAGTCACCGCGGCATCGGACAACAAGCCTTTCGACAGCTACAACGGCGCCATCTACGAAGGTGGTATCGGAAGCGGAGACTTGATTGAATCGGTGAACTCGATCAACTTCACTCTCACCAACTCATTCGCTCCGACGCCTGTGATCGGCGCAGATGTCTCTCCGCACCTCGAGTATGGCCGGTCGGTTATCACCGGGGAGATCATGACCTATTACGACAACAACATCCTCATCGACAAGTTCATCGACGAGGTCGAGAGTTCGATCCAAGTATCGGTTGATGATCCGTCAAAGACGAACGCTTACACGTTGCTGTTTCCACGGATCAAATACAACGGTGCTTCTGTCCCGGTTGCAGATCCGCAGTCCCGGATGATCACCCTGCCTTTCGTTGCACTGTTCGATCCCGTCGAAGCGACCCAGTTCAAGATCACCCGAACTGTCTAATTCCGGCGGGTGTAGACCCCTGTGCTTCGCTGGAACCTGGGGCGGTATATTCGTCGGGGATATACCGCCCCTCACCCCGACACCCCCGACATGGAGA